TGCCGGCCTGCTGCACGTTGAGCGCCGTCGCGTTCTTGTAGTGACCCGCGAGAAGGACGCCGTTGCCGAAGCGGTTGACGCCGAAGAACGAGTCCGAGCTCGTCGGGCGGTTCGCGTCGTCCGGAATCCATCCGGCGAGCCCGACGAACGTGTTGGCCGCCGCCTGCGCCGCCATCGTGCCCTGGTAGCCGATGACGTGACCGTTGGCCGCCGCCCAGCTGCCCTGGCCGTTGACCTGGACGGTGCCCGCGATGGGGTCGACGCCCGTGACGATGGCCGTGCCCGTATCGAGGGTCGCGGTCGTCGGCGTGGCCTTCGAGACCAGAATCTGGTTCTCGAAGAACTTGTACGCGTCAGTCGGGTTCGTGAGCGTCAGGACATAGATCACGCCCGACGGGTTCGTGTTCGTCGAGATGGTCCCGAGCGTGCCCGAGCCGTCGCCGAAGAGCAGCGTCTCGACGTCGTCGCCACAGCCGCGCATCGACTTCTCGATCGCGTCCGTGAACAGGTTGACAACGGCGCCCTTCTTCGACTTCGACAGCTCGATGTCGGTGTTCTGCACCGTCTCGAGGCCGTACGTGCGCGCCGGCGTGACGAGGAACGTCTTGCGGGCGACGTCGCTCTCGTTCGCCTGCGCCGTCGCGAAGGTGCCACCGCGGCCCGCCGTGTAGGCGTACGCCATCGAAACGGCGACCACGTTGCCGTACTCCTCCTTCTTCTCGCAGAGCCCCATCATGGGGTGGTCGCGGAAGGCAAGGTCGTCGTACGAGTCGGTGTAGAAGGTGCGGAGAGCGGCTGCGTCGTTGGTACTGAATGAAATCCCGGGCATGGTGGTCTCCAAGGCACGGCGAGACGCGCGCGGTGCGCGCTTCGCTGCTTTGCCCGACCACCAGGGCTATCGCGGGAGACGACCTATTCGCGGAGGGCCTTGAGGACGCGCTCGCGCGCTTCCCGGGCCGTCATCTGCGTGCGTGACGAGGTCAACGTGCGAGTCGGACCACGGTCGTTCCCAATCGTCGCAGCGCGCGGCGCAGGGGCGTCCAGGTCGTTCTCGGTCACGGTGAACCCGCCATGATGCTTCCCTGAGGGTTGCACAACTTGCGCATTCTGTCGAGTGTACAGCTGGCCCTTGCGCTCCAGCCACTTCTCGGTGAGGTCCAGTGCCTCGACGAAAAGCGCCTCGGCCTGCTCGCGGGTGGGCTTCCATTCAGCGGCGGGGTCCTTGGCCTTGGCCTCGTCGTCGAGCTGCTTGCACTTCTTCGAGACGGCGATGGTCGCCTCTTCGACGGCATTCTCGCGGCCCTCCTGCCCGTCAGCCTTGGCGCAGAGCTCCCAGCGCATGGGGTCGGACTTGATCTTCTCGGTGACCCACGCCGCGGTGCGCGCGTTGGCCGCGGCGGCGGCCTCCTGCGCCTCGCGGGCCTTTTGCTCCTCGGCGGCCTTGTCGCGCTCGGCGTCCTTGGCCTTGAGCTTTTCGATCTCCTCGAGCGCCTTGACCGCCTCGGGCGACGCCGGCGCGTCAGGGTCGGCATCGAGCTGCGCCTGGATGATGGCCTCGAACTCGTATCCGAGCTCCTTGAGCGCATCTAGGGGCTTGTTCGCCGCCTTGGCGGCCTCGAGCCGGTCGATGCGGTCGGCCTTGGCCTTGAGCTCGGCCGGCGTGCTGGCCACCTTCGCGTTGGCCTCGGCGAGCGCGGCTTCGAGCGCGGACACCTTGCCCTTCGCCTCGCGGGCCTCGCGGCTGATCTGCGCAATTCGCGCAACGGCCCTCGGGTCGACCGTCGTCTCGGCTGGCTTGCCCTCGGGGGGCTTCGCGGGTTCCGGTTTCGAAACCGGCGCGGCGGGGGGAGCGTTACCGCCGAGTGTCGTGGTCGGGGCAGTCGTGACTACTTCTAGGGCCATGTGGGTCTACCTCCACTTACGCGGGTGGCGCGAGCTGCGCCGGGTTGGGCATCGCGGCGCCGGGGGCGCCGACGGGAACTCCATTCGCGGGCGCGCCGCCACCGGGTGCCGCGCCGGGCGCGAACTCCTCGCGGGCCTGGATGCCGATGGTGGGCGGCGGGTTGCCCTGCTCCATCAGCTCTTGGCACTGCATGATCCACGTCATGAGCAAGTCGAGCCGGTCTTGCGGCGTCTCGCGGTCGCGCTCCTGCAGCCACCGCGACTGGCCGATCTGAATGCCCTTCTTCAAGTCCTGGTAGGGCTCGGGGGGCTCGTACTGCGCGTCCTCGATGATGAGGTCAATCGTGCGGTGGATGTTGTCCTCGGCCGCCGTGAACAAGTCCGCATAGCCCTCGGTGTCGGGCACTTGCTCGAGGCGCATCTTTGTCGATTTGTCGATGATGCCGTCCTGATACCAGTTCGCGACCTGTTGCAGCCGCGCCGCGGGAAGCTGGGGAAGCCGCGACATCGGGAACGCGCGCGAGGCGTAGGCATTGCGCGACATCTTCGCGTCGTTCCAGTCGATCTCCTGCACCGTGCGCCCGGATGCCCGCACGCGCGGCTTGATGTCCTCGGCGAGATCGAACACGAGGTCAGCAACGTCGGTGACGCAGTCCTCGGCGCGCTGCCCGAGGTCCGCGTGCGCGCTGTCGTCGAGCGTCGACCACGCCATGATGGCGGCGCCGCTGTTCAGGCCCTGCGGCTTCTCGCCGCTGCTCGCGCTCTCGGAGATGCGTGCGCGCTTGAATCCCTTTTGGATCCACTGATTGCGGTTTTCGTAGAAGTCGGGCGCCATCGTCTCGGTGACGATGAACTTTGGCTCCTGCGCGCTCCCGCCGCTGGTCCACTTCACGACACCGCCCGCGCGTCCGGCGAGAGATGCCTCATTCACCTTGGCGTTCGTGTCGAGAATCGAGCGCGGCCATGCGCAGCGGCGAGCACTCTCCCAGATGGCCTCGTCGGAGCGGTTGAGCTCGGCTTGGATGGGCAGCAGAATCTCCGCGAGCCCCTGCCCGAAGTAGCCGACGCTCATCGGACGAAACTGGCACCGCGCGAAGGGAAACCGCTTCTTCTTCCACTTCGAGTCGTCGAGCAGGCAGTCACCGACGGCGAGCACGTGGCGCCCGTTCTCGTCGTCCTTGTCGGCGCCGGGCAAGCGCCAGCCCTCGACGAGCGGCACGATGTCGCGATAGTTGAGATCCGAGCCGAAGTAGAAGCCGGGGAACGCCGACGGCGCGCGCTCGATGGCGTTCTTCTGCTCGGCGCTACGTCCGTACTTGTAGAACAGTTCCTCGCGGTGCATGAACACGCGCTGGATCATGCTGCGCGGGTTGCCGTACTGCGCCTCCTCCTCGTTGACGAGTATTTCGTCGGCCAGCACTCGGTCGATCGCGATGCGACCACCATCGGCGCCGATGCCCTCACGCACCTTGAAGAAGCCGTCGCCCGTCGTCATGCAGTCGACGCCCATCATCTCGAACTGAGGCCAGAACTTCGTCTCCTCGAAGACGGCATCGGAGTAGCGGGAGAGCTTCTTCGAGCGCACGCGGGCCTTGAAGTCGCCCGCGATCGGAATCACCTGGATGAACGGCCGATTCTTCCAGATGCGCGACGAGTACACGTCCGCGCACGTCGCGATCAGGTTGAAGCTGGGCGCCTTCCACTCGGCGTTCTGGTACGTGCGGATGAGGTTGCCGGGGCGGCGGGCCATCGAATAGCTGTAGACCGCCGACAGCTCGCGGCCCGTCATGTAGCGCATGCACGTCAGGTTCAGGTAGCGCCGCGACCAGTTCCACTTTTCGATGTTCTGCGCGGCGACGGTGAGCGCTCCTGCGGCCTGGTCCTCGGGCTCATTCCACCACCGATACTGGAGCCGTTCGGCTCCGTCGGTGCGGACGCCTGCGTTGAGGGTCACAGCGTCGCCGTCCCGTTCCAGCCGGGCGTGCGGCATTCGAGCTTCGCGAGCGGATGCTCACGAAACGCGATGTCCTCGAACGAATCCGCGTAGAACTTGGTCAGTGCGGCGCGAACGCGGCCCCAGCGCATGTGCCAACGCCACGAGTGCGCGAACCAATCGCGTCGCACCTCTTCCGAGGCGTACGTCAGAGCCGGCTCGCCGACGCGAATCAGGGCGCGTCGTCAGGTTCGGCCGCGCCCACCGGCGCACTTTCGCGGGGTGCCTCGAGCGAGGCCACGGTCGTGCTGATGTCGGCGCCTTCGTCGGGCGCGTCGTAGTCGAGCGCGGGAGGGTTCAGCGCAAGGTCGATGTCGGAGACGCGCGGCGAACTATTGCCGGGCATGTCGATGTTGAGTTTTGCCATCTCAAAGGCGCGGCGCTCGATGGGATTCGCCGTTGCGTCGTGGCCGCGCGTGATGTCCTGCGGGGTCGCGTCGGTCTTCAGGTCGCGTTCCAGCGCATCTCGCTGCAACCTGAGCACAGATTCTGCGATGCCATCACCTCGGAACGGCGTGTGTTCGAGCGACAGCGCGTGCTTGAGCACTGCCCCGCCGTCGCCGCGCTCCTCCCACTCGAACGTCGCGACGCCCTTGGCGCGCAGAAGGTCGAGGAGGTCCGAGAGCGTCTGCGGCGCGCTGATCACGTCAGGACGAGGCTGCACTAAAACCGCCCCCTTGACAAGTCGTTGTCCATCCACGACTCGTTCTCTTCGGGCCTTTCGAGCAACGCCTGCACCGCCTCGTCCTCGATCGCTCCTGGGCTGCGCCGCACGAACGCCTTCGGCGCCTCGTACAGGTCGAAGTAGTCCTGTAGCGCGTACCGGGCCGCCTCGCTGGCGTCCGGGTGCCACGCTTTGGCCCAGCGATATTGGCCGCGCCCGCGCGCGTCGATGTCCCAGGCGGCTTTGCGGTAGTCCTCCTCGAGCTTCGATCCGATCATGACCTTCGCGCGGCCCTGCGTCAGAAGGTCGTTGTTGCGGTCGACCTGGCCTTTCAGGTCGGTCTTCTTCGCCGCGAGGATGAGCGGGATGCCATAGTCGCGTCCGAACGTGTCGATGGTGTTCTGCGAACTGCCCGCGTCGTAGCGCCAGCGGATGCCCGGGAAGTGGGCGGCGGCGAAGCTGCAGACCTTCGCAATCTGCGCCCATGTGTGCTTCTTCGCCTTCTCGCTGGCCCAATCGAAGACATGCTGAACGTTGCGATCGCGTGCGCTCCACGCCCACCCTACGACGGCCACACGGTCGGTGTTCGCGCCTGGGTCGATGGCGAACGCGAACGAGTCGGCGCCCGCCCACGGCTCGGCGACCATGCACGTCCCCGACGGCACGCGTAGCCCTAGGGCCCACGTCGGCACTGTCGGCACATAGCCATTTAGGCCGGCATTGTAGGTGTATGCCGTCGCGTCCTTGTCGAACTTGAACCGGCCGAACCGCTCGCGCTGAATGATCGGACTGTCGACCGTGAGCCCCGGGTTTTTCTCCAGGTACTCGTCAAGGTCGCGCTGCGCGTTCGGCATGAACGGGTTGTCGAACTGCGACCAGTTGTGCTTGCTCCAATTCGACGTGTTCCACAGGTCCCAGAATAGCCCCGCCTCGACGGTGGGAATCGTGCCGGCGAGCACGAGCGTCCCAAGGCGGTCGCCGAGCGCGGGCGGCAGGATGCGCTCCACGAGTGGCTTGAGCACGCTGTCGCTCTGGGACTGCGACTCGTCAATGGTGGCCTCGTCGAGTGCCGAGCCAAGTTCCGTCTCGATGTGGCGCACGTCGTCCGTGCCCGTGAACCGCACTTTCGAGCCGTTCTCGAAGTATGTCACCATGCGCGTCTCGTCATGCTCCACCGGAAGCCTCCACGTCTGGCACATGGGCTGCCAAATCGGCTCCCACATGACCTCGCGCGCCTGGTCTTTCGTGAGGCCGATGTAGACGCGATTCCCATCGGGCTTCGCCAGCGACTTGACCGCCTTGCGCGCCGCGATGCCGCTCGTCTTGCCGGCGCGCCGCGAGCACAGCGCCAAGATCCACCGCGCGGTGTCCGACGTGAACTTGAGCTGCGGCCCGTGGCCGTTCGCGAGCGCGGACAGCGTGAACGTGGCGAGCAGTTCGGCGGTGCGCGCCTTCTGGCGCCGGCGCCACTCGCGGTCAGCGGCCCTTCTGAGCGCAGCGGCTTGGCTCATTCCGTAGGAAGCGCCTTCACCTTGGCAACGCAGCGGAACACGACATCCGTCAGGCCGTACGGATCGGACATCATGTCCCGCATGTCGATGAACTCGACTCCGTATGCACGCGGCTCCAGGCGACGGACGCGCACTTCGATTTTGTCGTCCATCACCGAACGCTCAATCCATGCGGAAAAGTTCGGTTCCCGCGGGATGGCCTGCCAACCTCCTTCGACCTTGAACATCAGTTCCCCTTGATCGGCGGCCCGCCGTGCTGAATCACCGGCGCGCCGATGCGCCCGTACTCGTCGGGCACGTCATGCCGGCGACGGTGCGCCTTGCCGGAGAGGAACGCCTCCCACGACGGGAGCGGCGTGAGGTCCACGGTGCCCATTACCGTGTTCAACCGCGTGACGATCCATGGCGTCGAGCCGTTCAACTCGACGAGCTCGCCCAACTCGAAGCGGTGGAAGTCGCGCGGGGCAACGTCGAAGCGGGCACTATCGTCGAGTGGCATTCCGGGGCCGCGGAACGTCACGCGTACATCTCCCGTTCTCTCCAGCGACGTTGAGCGCAGCGAATGCGGCTCATCTCTCGGATCACATTCCTGCGCTCTTTTCTCTCGCGCTCCCGCGCCCCCATCTGCCACCAGCGTCCCCAGATTGCCACGGCAGGATCAAGCGTTCCATAGCGCAGCAGAGTCGCCATCTCACGAACCTCGGCAGCATGACCCTCCGAGCACGCGACCGCATCTTTTACGCGTTCCCACAGTGAATCGCATTTATTACAGCGCCAGCGGGTGACGTTGATCTGCACGCACTCGACGTTCACGCAACCTCCCAGGCCGCGACCTTCGCCGCGTCGTACGCGCACACCTCGGCGATGTGCGGCCGCAGCCGCAGCGTCATCCCCTTGCGCCCCGCCCACTTCGCGACGTCCGGGTCGACAAAGGCGCACTCGACGTTCCCCCGCGTGAACCCCGCGTTCTTGAGCAGCGCGCGCGCAACGCCCTTGCCTGTCCACTCAGGCCGCACGTGAATCCACGCCGCACGCAGCGGGAAGCCCGACGAGCGCAAGAACCACCCGAGGATGTACGTTGGTTCCTCGCTCGAGCACGCGACGTCGAGCTGCCACCCGGGTGCGTCGAGGATGGCGTTGAGCTTCGCCGCGAGCACCTTCGCGGGTGTGCCGCGGGCCTGTAGCGTCTGCGAGTAATCGCGCCAGAAGGTTTCACCGACGTGCGCGCGGTCCTCGGGTGCGCCGGGGCGAATGACGACGGCACTCATGGGTTCTTCG